CATGATGACTTGCCCGATGCTTTGAGTTATATTGACCAATTGGCTGTAACATCTTACTTTGAGGCCGAAGAAGATGAAGAGTGGGAGCCTGTAGACATCATATCGGGGGTTTAATGGCAACAGATAAAGAAGTCAAGCTAGAGCAAAATGAGTTTTATGAGCCTACTGAGGCTGATAAAGAACTGACTGATTTTGTTACTGACCATTGCAACCGCTGGCGTGACTACAGAGATACCAACTTCTTACCCGATTGGCTTGAATACGAGCGAATCTTTCGTGGACAGTGGGCATCTGAAGACAAAACCCGTGAGTCTGAGCGTTCACGCATCGTAACCCCTGCCACCCAACAAGCCGTTGAGACTCGCCATGCTGAGATCATGGAAGCTATCTTTGGTCAAGGCGAGTTCTTTGACATTCAAGACGATATTCGGGATGTGAACAACAACCCCATCGATGTTGGAGTCCTAAAAGCCCAGTTGATGGAGGATTTCAAGCGGGACAAGATTCGTAAATCCATCGATGCCATTGAGTTGATGGCAGAAATCTACGGCACAGGCATTGGCGAGATTGTCGTTAAGACTGAAAAGCAGTTTGTACCCTCTACTCAGGCAATTCCTGGGCAAATGGGTCAAGCCGCCATTGGCGTAGTGGAAAAAGACAGGATTTCAGTCAAGATTTCACCTGTAAATCCCAAGAACTTCCTCTTTGACCCCAATGGCACATCAGTTGATGACTGCATGGGGGTGGCAATTGAGAAGTACATCTCTATCCACAAGATTGTTGAAGGCATTGAGCGTGGCATCTACCGCAAAGTAGACATTACGCCCACCTATGAAGACACTGATCTGGAACCCACCCAAGAAGTGAGCCAGTACCAAGATGAAAAGGTGCTTTTGCTGACCTACTATGGTTTGGTTCCCCGTGAGTACCTAGAGAACCTTGAAGAGAACAAGAATATTGTTGATTTGTTCCCTGAGAGTTCTGCTGCTGAAGAATATTCAGACATGGTTGAGGCCATTGTCGTGATTGCCAACGATGGGCAGTTGCTCAAAGCAGAGGCAAATCCTTACATGATGAAGGATCGCCCTGTTCTGACCTACCAAGATGACACTGTTCCCAATCGTCTTTTAGGGCGTGGCACAGTGGAAAAAGCCTTCAATATGCAAAAGGCTATTGATGCTCAGATTCGTTCTCACTTAGATTCATTGGCGTTGACCACCAGCCCCATGATTGCAATGGATGCAACCCGTCTTCCCCGTGGTGCTAAGTTTGAAGTCAAACCTGGGAAAGCCATTCTCACCAATGGCGCACCTTCAGAGATTCTGTATCCCTTTAAGTTTGGGCAGACTGATGGCAACAACCTAGCCACTGCCAAGGATTTTGAGCGAATGCTCCTGCAATCCACGGGAACTTTGGATTCTCAAGGGATGGTCAGTGCTGGTGCGAGAGACATGGGCCAAGGCGGTATGTCGATGGCAGTTGCCACCATCATTAAGAAGTACAAGCGTACTCTGGTCAACTTCCAAGAAGACTTCCTGATCCCCTTCATTCAGAAGGCGGCTTTCAGGTATATGCAGTTTGACCCAGAGCGTTACCCTTCAGTGGACATGACCTTCATTCCTACTGCAACCTTGGGCATCATTGCCCGTGAGCATGAGCAACAGATGTTCATTGGCTTGCTCCAGACCCTTGGCCCTAACACTCCTGTGTTGCCATTGATTCTCAAAGGTGTTTTGGCTAATTCTTCATTGACCAATCGCTATGAACTGATGGAGCAGTTGGACAAGATGAGCCAGCCCAACCCGCAAGCAGAGCAAATGCAACAGATGCAACAGCAGTTGGCAATGCAAGCGGCTCAGGCTCAGATTGCTGTTAATACAACTCAAGCTGAACAAAATCGGGCAGAGGCTCAGAAGTTGTCGATTGAAGCTCAGTTAATGCCCCAAGAAGTGCAAGCCAAGAACATGGCGGCAATGACCAAGAACCTGCCAAATGAAGATGATGCTGGTTCTAAAGAGTTTGACAAGCGGGTTAAGATTGCTGAATTGATGCTGAAAGAAGCTGACATTAAGAACAAGTCCAAGATTGTCGAGTTGCAAATGGCAGACAAGAAGGGCAAAATGTCGAGCGTTGAAGATGAGTTTCTTAATCGTCTTTCCAAGGAATTGACCTAAATGGACATCGCTGATCTTGAGCGTAAGCTAGGAATTGATGGAATCTCTGCTGAACAGCAGATGGAAATCATTACTGCTTTGCAACAGTCTGCTGCTGAAAAGATTGCCAAGGCCAAGAGTGAGTCTATTGGCAAGGGTGCTGAACTTGTTATCCAAGGCTTGAAGAAGATCAAGTCAGACATGGAGCAAAAGTTTGCTCAGTTGAATGGCGAGATTCAGAGCAAAGTTGCCTCTGTACAAGATGGACAGGATGGCAAGAATGGCAAAGATGGAAGAGATGGCAAGCAAGGGCCAGCAGGATCAACGGGGCCAGCAGGACGAGATGGTGTTCCTGGGCGTGATGGAGTTGATGGTTCTGACGGCACTGGTGTTGCCGCTGCTCGCATTGATTTTGATGGTAGCCTTGTCATCACTCTTGATGATGGTCGTGAGATCAATGTTGGTGAGGTTGTTCCTTTTGATGTTGCTGAACGCATCAAAGTTATTACCAATGGTGGCGGTACTTCTCAGTCTGTACTTGATACTCTGACAAGTCTTCAGTCTCAAATTACGGCTTTGTCTGGATTTGTAAACTACAAAGGCACTTGGAACGCATCAACTAACACGCCTACCCTTGTTTCTAGCGTAGGAACAAAGGGAGACTACTATGTTGTCTCTGTAACAGGCTCAACCAATCTCAATGGCATTACGACTTGGACGCAAGGTGATTGGGCCATCTTTAATGGCACTGCTTGGGAAAAAGTTGATAATACTGACCTTGTAACTTCAGTTGCAGGGCGTACTGGTGCTGTTACTTTGACCACTGCTGATATTAGTGGTCTTGGGACAATTGCTACCCAAGCGGCAAACAATGTCTCAATCACTGGTGGTTCAATCACAGGTATCACAGATTTGGCAGTTGCTGATGGTGGTACAGGCGCATCTACTGCTGGTGATGCCAGAACTAATTTGGGTCTGGTCATAGGAACAGATGTTTTGTCTCCAAGTGGCTCGGCTGCAAGTCTGACCTCATTTCCTACTTTTAACCAGAATACTACTGGCACAGCATCTAATGTGACGGGTACTGTTGCGGTTTTAAATGGTGGTACAGGTGCAACTACTACATCTGGGGCCAGGACTAACCTTGGTTTAGTGATTGGTACTGATGTGTTGGCTCCGAATGGATCAGCAGCATCTTTGACCTCATTTCCAACATTTAACCAGAACACCACTGGAACTGCGGCATCTACACCTAAACTCTTGACTACAAACTTCACAATTGAAGAAAGTGGTGGAAAGTTGATATTCAAGTATGGGGCAACGACAATTGCATCAATGTCTTCAACTGGATTGATTACCTCTTCTGCAAACATTGTCTCCAATGGAACACCTTAAAGGAAAATTATGGCAACCTCAACACTAGGTTCTGGAACACTTGTTCTTGCTGGAACCACATCAGGCACTACTACAGTCACGGCAACTGCTGTAGCTGGTACTACCACTTTAACGCTTCCTGCGGCTACTGACACTTTGGTTGGTAAAGCAACGACTGATACGCTGACCAATAAGACGCTGACAAGTCCAACTCTAACTGGCGTTGTAACTTTTGATGCTGGAACAGCGGCACTCCCTGCCATCACCACAACGGGCGACACAAACACGGGCATCTTCTTCCCTGCCGCTGACACCATTGCCTTTACTGAGGGCGGTGCGGAGGCTGCAAGGTTTAATTCAAGCGGTTACTTGGGCATTGGTACGAGTTCGCCATCAAGTTTATTACACGTTAGGGGTGACGGAAACGCTATACAACAGATACGAATTGCAAATTCGCAAACTTCTTACAACACAGATTTGGCTCTATTTACCCACGCTTCTGGTAATTTCAGTATTGGTTTAACGAATTCTGCTGTACCACTAACCAATCAAACAATTACTTTTTTAGTCAACAATAGTTCTAGTGGTCAAATTACTGCAATGACTTTGACTTCGGCTGGCAATGTGGGTATAGGTACTAGTTCGCCAAGTGCGTCTGCTATTTTGGATGCACAAAGCACAACCAAGGGCGTGAGAATGCCCAACATGACCACAACGCAGAAGAATGCTATTTCTAGTCCTGCTGCGGGACTAATGGTATTTGACACTACCCTTTCAAAACTATGTGTTTATTCGGGTGCGGCTTGGCAAACAATTACTTCTGTTTAATCTTTAAAGGAAAATATCATGACAACCACTTGGACAATCACCCAAACTGACTATCTGACCGCAGATGGATTTATAACAACCGCCCACTGGACAGCAACCGCAGTAGATAGAGTCTACACAGCCTCTGTTTACAGCACTTGTGGCTTTGCTACTGCTACCCCAGCCATCCCCTATGCCAGCGTCACTGAAGCAGAAGTGCTTGATTGGTGTTGGGCTAATGGTGTGGATAAAGACGCAGTAGAAGCAAGTCTTGCAAGTCAGATTGAATTGAAGAAGAACCCTGTTACCGCTACTGGAGTGCCTTGGTGAATCAAGAACTTCAGAAATATTATGAAAATCGTTTCTCTATGATGGGAAGTGATGGATGGAAAGACTTGGTAGAGGATATTGACACCATGATTGCATCCTTGAATAATATATCTGTGATTTCTGATGAACAAAGCCTACAATTCAAAAAAGGTGAACTTTCTATACTAACTTGGCTGAAAACCTTGAAAGAGGCAAGCGAGAGAGCATACGAGGAACTAAATGAAAAGAATGTTTGATTTTGCCTGTGCAAACGGGCATAAAACCGAAAGACTGACTGATTATGAGTCGATCAGTTTTAGGTGTGAATGTGGTGAAACAGCCAACCGCATTCTTTCTGCTCCAAACTTCAAGTTAGAAGGGTGGTCTGGTTCTTTCCCATCAGAGCATGGAAGGTTCGAGAAAAAACACCTAGATCAGTTGAAGTGGGAGCAAAAGCACAACTCACAAGCATAAACGCCGAGTTGATTCTCCTATAACCGAAACGGCAGGAAAAAGGGATAATATGTTGATTGACCAAGAACCTGAGATGAAGAGTGAGTTAGAAGCTGAAGAATCCAAGCTATCTGACACCATTGCGCCAGCAAGCCCTGGACTCCCTGATAAATATAGGGATAAAAGTCTGGAAGACATTGTTCGGATGCACCAAGAAGCTGAGAAGTTGATTGGCAAGCAAGCGCAAGAAGTGGGAGAGGTAAGGAAACTTGCTGACGAACTCATAAAGCAGAACCTCAGTTCAAAGCAACAGACTATTAAAGAGGAAGAGCCTGAAGTAGATTTCTTTGAGAATCCACAGAAGGCAGTTCAAAAGACTATTGATAACCATCCTGATGTTCTCGCAGCCCGTCAAGCGGGTGTGGATTTCAAAAGGATGCAGATTCAACAGAAGCTAACGCAAGAGCATCCTGACTACAGTCAGATTGCTCAAGATCAGGACTTTGTGAATTGGGTGAAATCCTCGCCTGTTCGCCTTGGTCTGTATGCAAAAGCTGATGGTGAGTTCGATTACGATAGTGCCAATGAGTTGCTCTCTACTTACAAGCAGTTGCGTGGTGTCAAGTCAAAGCAGACTGAACAAGCGGGTGAAACCGCCAGGAAGCAGAGTATGAAGGCCGCACAAGTGGATGTTGGTGGAACTGGTGAGAGTTCAAAGAGGGTTTACAGACGGGCTGACCTTATTCGGCTGAAGATGACAGAACCTGACCGCTATGATGCGCTTTCTGAAGAAATCATAAAAGCATATCAAGAGGGACGGGTTAAGTAACTTAACTTTCGTTTCTTAGGAGAAACAACATGGCAACAGCATTTTCCCCCACCAATTCGGTGACTACGACCACAGCAGACAAATTCATCCCTGAAATTTGGAGTGATGAGATTATTGCTGCCTACAAGAAAAACTTGGTTCTTGCGAACTTAGTTATGAAGATGAACTTTAAAGGGAAGAAAGGCGATACGATTCATATCCCCGCGCCTACCCGTGGTTCAGCATCTGCCAAGGCCGCAGAAACAGCAGTCACTTTGATTGCCGCTACTGAGTCTGAAGTAAACGTCTCTATCAACAAGCACTATGAATATAGCCGCTTGATTGAGGATATTGTCGAGGCCCAAGCCCTGAACAGCTTGCGTAACTTCTACACCTCTGATGCTGGTTACTCCTTGGCTAAACAAGTTGATACCGACTTGGTTCAGTTGGGTCGTTCAACCAACGGCGGTGCTGGTACTAATGCTTACGCAACTGGTGCGTTCATTGGTGGTGATGGTACGACTGCTTATGTTGCCGCAAGCAACAATGAGTCAGCACTGACCGATGCCGCCATTCGCCGCACTATTCAGCGTTTGGATGACACCGATACCCCTATGGATCAGCGTTTCTTCTTGATTCCTCCATCAAGTCGCAACACCCTGATGGGTCTGGCTCGTTACACTGAGCAAGCCTTTGTGGGCGGTACTAACAGTACCATTCGCACTGGTGAGATCGGTAACTTGTATGGTATCCCTGTGTTTGTCTCAAGCAATTGTGACACTGCATCAGGTTCTGCTGCCGCACGGGTTTGTATCATGGGTCACAAGGACGCAGTGGTTTTGGTTGAGCAAGTTGCTGTTCGCTCACAAGTTCAGTATAAACAAGAGTATTTGGCTACTCTGTTTACCTCTGACACTTTGTATGGCGTTCAGATTCTTCGTGCCGCCGCAAGCGCTGGTGCAGCCAAATCTGCATCTATGTTTGCACTTTTGGTTCCCGCCTAATTGCAGTTGCCTCCCCCCTAGTGGGGGGGGTCTTTTTTAACCTAATTAGGAGAAATCAAAATGGCAACCGCTTCAGCAGTAGTTACCCGCCGTGGCAACGACAGTTTTCGGGGTTTGTTCTCTGATACTTGGTCAGTTGTTTGTACTTTGAATGCTGGCTCATTAATCAATGGTGCTGGCGAAACAGATGATGTAACAGTTCCTGGTGTCGCCTTGGGTGACATGGTTCTTTGTGCATCTTTGGCTGTAGATTTGGTTGGTTTAACAGTTACTGGTTATGTCAGTGCTGCCAATACCGTCAAGTTCCGCATCCAAAACGAGTCAGAATCAACAGTAGACTTGGCATCAGCCACTATGGACATAGTTATTGTTCGTATGGTTTGAGGATTGGGGGGCTAGTCCCCCCTTTCTTATTTAGGGGTTTCAATGGCTACTTTTCGTTGTCTTCAGTCTGGTAACACAGTGAGTTTTACCTTGCAACATGACATTGACTCAATGAAGGGTCATCAGGGTTATGTTCGTATTGATGAACAAGAAGTGCCTGATATTCCTGATGAAGTGAGAAAAGATACTCCCTTCATGCCGCCAGTTGTACGGCGCATGGGTCGCCCAAGGAAAGTTGCAAATGTCTGATATAGACGCTAGAGATTTTGGAAGGCTGGAGGCTCAAGTTGAGGCTCTCCAGACAGAAGTTCACTCTTTGAGTAAAGATGTGAAAACTTTGTTGGAACTTGCCAACAAAGGCAAAGGTGGATTTTGGATGGGTATGACTATCGCTTCATTCATGGGCGGTGTGATTACCTTTGTTGCTGATCGTGTCTGGAAATAAAGGAGAACGCTATGCCTATGGTTGGAAAAAAGAAGTTTCCCTACTCTGAAAAAGGCGAGAAAGAAGCCAAAGAGTATGGCAAGAAAAAGGGTGTTCCTGTGACCATTATGGTAGCAATTGGGAAACCAAAAGGCTTGCCCATGCGTGGTGGTCGTACTGCTACCAACATGATGAAGAAATCAAGTCGTGGCAAATGAAGACCAAAGCACAAAAAAAGATTAGCAAGGTGATGACAGAATTTGGCGCTGGAACTTTGCATTCTGGGTCTAAAAAGGGGCCAGAAGTGACTTCCCGTAAACAAGCAATTGCCATTGCATTGTCTGAAGCTGGCATGGCAAAACCTAAGAAGAAGGTCAAGAAATGAAGCCTGGACTTTATGCCAACATCAATGCCAAACAAGCCCGTATCAAGGCTGGTTCTGGCGAGAAGATGAATAAGGTGGGATCTAAGGCCGCACCTACTGCTGCTGACTTTAAACAAGCTGCAAAGACTGCAAAGAAGGTTAAAAAGGTGAAGTAGATGAAATCTCCTGTTTGGCAGACAAAAGCTGGTCAAAATCCCAAGGGGGGGTTGAATGCCAAGGGGAGAGCATCTTATAATGCAGAAACTGGTGGCAATCTCAAAGCACCAGTAAAGTCGGGGGACAACCCTCGCAGAGCAAGTTTCTTGGCTCGAATGGGTGGCAATGATGGCCCTGAGTTCAAGAATGGTGAACCAACGAGACTGCTTCTTTCGCTAAAGGCATGGGGTGCAAACTCCAAGGCTGACGCAAAGGCAAAAGCTAGAGCAATTTCCGCAAGGAACAAGGCAAAGGCGAAATGAGAGCATTATCAGTTGGTTTTAGTCCTACGGCGGCAGTAGACACAACAGTCTATACCTGTCCAAAGGGCTATTACGCCAAATTCACTGTAATGTATATACACAATACAGGTGGCTCTACCAAGCATATAACTGTGCAATGGTTTGACGCAAGTGCTAATACAACCCTTGATATATTGACTAGTTACGATTTCACATCAAAACAATATTTGCAGTTTGATGGCAATGCCTACATTGTTTTAGAAGAAGATGACCAAATAAAAATAACTACTCAATCGGGAAGCACATTCAGTTTTATAGCCACATTTGAACAAGAAGGGTTGGCAAGAGCATGACACTACTAGAACTTGTCAACGATGTGTTGATCCGCTTGCGTGAACCAGTTGTAACCACTTACAACGAAACCACCTATTCCACTTTGGTTGCAAAGTTTGTAAACGATGCAAAGCGTCAAGTAGAAGATTCTTATGGTTGGAATTCTTTAGGGCAGACCATCACTGTGACTACTGTGGCTTCAACTCCATCATATTCACTCACTGGTGCTGGTCAGAAGTTTCAGTTGATGGATGCCATTAACACAACCAGTAATGTTGGTTTGACTAACATCACATTTGTGGACATGAACCGCAAACAGAACTTCTTGCCCCTGGTCAACTCAATTCCAACAGAATTTACCTTTGATGGAATAGATGGTTCTTACAACACCAAAGTCAGTTTGTTTCCAATTCCAGATGGCGTGTACACACTGAAATTCAGTCTGACAATACCCCAGGCAACTTTAGCATCTGATAGCACTGTTGTTCTTGTGCCTGATGTAGTTGTGGCTCAAGGTGCATATGCTAGGGCATTGGTTGAGCGTGGTGAAGATGGTGGACTTTCTTCATCAGAGGCATACACACTATTCCGATCCATGCTCTCCGATTACATTGCTTTAGAGGCAAATCGGTATCCAGAAAATCAGCAATTTGTAGCAACATGAGCCAACCAATCCAGACCTTTTCTGTATCGGCTCCAGGTTTCTTTGGACTCAATACACAAGACTCTCCGCTTGATTTAGCGGCTGGATACGCTGCGATTGCCACAAACTGCGTGATTGACCAGTACGGGCGCATTGGCTCTCGAAAAGGCTTTTCAAGGGTTAACACATCTTCTGGCAACCTTGGTGCAAATGATGTAACAGTCATCCATGAGTTAGTGCAAACTGATGGAACTTTGACTGTTTTGTTTGCTGGAAACAACAAGCTGTTTAAACTGAGTGGTGCAAGTGTTGTTGAGTTGACCTATGGGGGGGGAGGTACTGGCCCAACCATTACTGCAAGCAACTGGCATTGTGCTTCTTTGAATGGAATTACATATTTCTTTCAGACGGGTTATGACCCACTGATTTATGACCCTGCTGTAAGTCTCACCACATACCGCCGTGTTAGCGAGAAAAGTGGTTATGTTGCAACTGCTCCACAAACCAACATTGTTATCTCTGCCTATGGTCGCTTGTGGACTGCTAGTAGCACTGCTGACAATGTAACTGTCTACTTCTCTGACTTGTTGGCAGGACACATCTGGTCAACAGGAACTGCTGGTTCTTTGGACATCTCACGGGTTTGGCCCAATGGGTCTGATGAGATTACAGGGTTGGCAGCACACAATGGATTCTTGTTTATTTTTGGCAAGCGTCAAGTATTGATTTATGCAAATGCAACTACTCCATCAAGCCTGTCTCTGAGTGACACCATCAGCAACATTGGTTGCATTGCAAGGGACTCTATTGCCAACACAGGCAGTGATGTGGTTTTCTTGTCAAACAGTGGTGTGCGGTCATTGCTCAGAACCATTCAGGAGAAGTCTGCACCTTTGCGGGACTTGTCTAAGAATGTGCGCGATGACTTGATGACGATTGTGAATGCTGAGACATTGGCAAACATCAAGGCAGTCTACTCAGAGTCAAATGCTTTCTACCTGATTAACTTCCCAACTGCCACCCAGACCTACTGCTTTGACACCAAGGCGGCATTGCAAGATGGTTCATCACGGGTAACTGTGTGGGATTCCATCACTCCAACTGCTTTTCTTGCTAAACGCAATGGAGACTTGTTGATTGGCAAGAATGGTTATGTGGGCAAGTATGGCACTTACCTTGACCATGCAAGCACATATCGATTGCAGTATTTCACCACCTATGCTGACTTGGGACAGCCCAATGTCACATCCATCCTGAAGCGCATTGCTGTGGTGGTGATTGGTGGCTCAAGCCAAGGCTTCATCATCAAGTGGGGATATGACTTCTCTGGTCAGTATTACGCCACCACATTGCAAATTCCTCAGTCTACTGTTGCTGAATATGGGACTGCTGAGTATGGGGCAAATGGTGTTCCTGTTGCTTACTACTCAGATGGCATTTCTTTGCAGACTTTGGTTGGTCAAACATCAGGTTCTGGCAAGACTGTGCAGACGGGTTATGAAGTGCAGATCAATGGGTATCCTGTGAGCATTCAAAAGATTGAGATTCAAGCCAAGAATGGCAAACTGGTTTAAGGAAGAAACATGGCAAATTACACCAAAACCACCAACTTTGCGGCTAAAGATGCTTTGTCGCCAGGGAATGCAAGCAAGATTGTCAAGGGAACTGAGATTGATACTGAGTTCACCAACATTTCCACTGCCATTGCAACCAAGGCAGATGGAACTTTCACAAACTTCAGCTTTGTTGAGAGTGGGTCTAATCTACTTATTCGTCACTCAGGAACAGATGTGATGAAGATTGACAGTTCTGGCAACCTGACTGTGTTGGGCAACATTGTGGCTAACGGCACTGTGTAATGGCTCAATCCATACAAACCTCAAAGTTTGGAACGCTAGATACTAGCGGGAGAGTCCCTGTCTATTTTGCTGGAAAAGAAGGTGATGCAGCCCCATTAAACATGGGATTGAGCTTTGATGTTGGCGGGAAGTCGTATGTATTTATCCCAGAAGACAGGATTACAAAAGGCGCAACATCTGGAGATCAAGGCAGAGCCTATGTAGGATTTCTTAATCCTGATCTGCTTTCTTCTTTAAAAAACAACTCTGAATATGTAGATATTGCTGGTTCACAGTTTGGCTCGTTTGATGCTGGAAAATTTATTTCAGATCAAATGGGAGGGTCAACCAAAGGTTACCTTACAACAACAGAGGTAGCCACTCCAATCATAAATGCTGGTGTTGCGGACTTTAATCCACAATTAACTGGGCAACTTAAAGGCATTGGTAGTTACGAAGGCAAGCCAGTTTATTATGGCGACAAGGGATATATTGAGCCTTCTGGAAGGTACAACTATCAAGCAACAACTGGTCAGAAAATTGTTGGCTACAGATACAGCAGTGGCGGTGGATTACTTGCTGGTCTTGGTAATGAGATATTAAAAGCTGGCCCAATACTTCCACTAGCATTGGATGTTGTTGGCGCAGCTTATGGACTACCTGGAATTGGAACTGCGGTTGCTGGTGGAGTTACTGCTGGTGCAATTGCCAGTGGTGACGAAAAGACTGCAACAAATTATGCGGCTCAATATGCTGCTGGTCAACTAGGTATTGGTTCTAGTGTTGCTGGTGCAACTGGTTCCACTGTTGCGGGACAGGTTGCTCAAGGAACTGCTGGTGGATTGCTTGCTGGAAAGAATCCAGAACAGGCTGTTACTGGTGCTGTACAAGGCGTTGCACTTGATTCACTTAGACCAGACTCAGGCGCAACTGTTCCCACTGAACAACAGGTTCTTGCTGGACAACAGGATTTGCAGAATCAGTTGGCTCCTTTTGAGGTAGACACAACTGCATCATCATTCGATACAAAAGACATTATTGACGATGGTTCTGGATTCACACCACCCACACCAACACCACAAACACCGATTACTGGAAATACTGGAGGAAATATGGCAACCTATGATGATGAGATGAATGCTCCTGCTAATGAGCTAGAGGACACCACTCCTTTTAACTATTCTCCTGAAGAACAGCAATTGATTTATCAGTTGGCGCAAGAAGCTGGTGGTACTCAAGATATTAGTGATGCGTATGCTGCGATCACTCAAGCGGCACAAAAAACAGCAAGAGAATCTGGGTTAACAGTTGGAAATGTTCTTAGCTTCTTTAAGAAAAATCCAAGCCTAACAAAAGGATTGATTACTGCTGGAATAAGCGCCGCTGGAACAGCGTTAAGTAGTCAAGCCAATGTACAAGCGGCTCAAATCTCTGCCCAAGCAATGAGAGATGCGGCGGCAACAGCGGCAGAAGCACAGAGGTTTCGTCCTGTTGGCGTTACCACTCGCTTTGGTGCATCACAGTTTGGGTTTGATCCTACAACTGGTCAATTGACAAGTGCTGGTTACACAGTTAGCCCAGAACTCAAGGCAATGCAAGACCGCATCATGGCCTTAACTGGTCAAGGTTTGACTGAAGCAGAACAAGCTGGTGGTAGATATGCTCCTTTGACTGCTGGCGCACAAGGCTTGTTTAGTTTGGGTCAACAGTATCTGGCTAAGTCTCCAGAGCAAGCTGCCGCTGATTACATGGCAAGGCAACAAAACTTGTTGGCCCCTAGCCGTGAGCGTGAATTTGCTCAACTGCAAAACAGATTATTTCAAACGGGTCGTGGTGGCTTATCTGTTGGTGGCACTGGTATGCGCCCAGGTGGTGGTGAAGGTCTACGGGCGGCATCTCCTGAAATGGAAGCCTACTACAACGCTTTGGCTCAACAGGATGCTCAATTGGCGGCACAAGCACAGACAGAAGGACAGAGACAAGTTCAGTTTGGCGCTGGTTTGCTAGGAACTGGCTCTAACTTACTTGGCTCTTATAGAGAAGGTTTGACAGGTGCTTATTCTCCATTCAGCACTGGCATTGGTGTGGGTTCAGCACTAGAGTCATTGGGTCAAGCGCCTTTAGACATTGGCGCACAGTTGGGTGGCAGGTCTGCCCAGGCTGGTGCTAATGTTGGACAAACCTTGCTTTCAGGCGGTATTTCTGGAGCCAGAACAACTCAGGCTGCAACTTCATCTAGTCCTTTTGGAACTGCTTTGACAGGTTTTGCAAATAGCCCTAGAACACAGTCTGCATTAGATTACTATGTTGGACAAACTGAAGAAGAAAAACAAGCACAAGCGGCAATGATGC